AATACCGCCCTTGCTCATCGTCTTCTCACGCCGCAGCTGGACCAGAACACGGTCGCCTGCAACATCAATGCCCGGGTCTATGTCTGGGAAGCACTCCGCCTCCGTGCGTAGATCAGGCTCCTCTTTTTGAACCACATCAAATGCCATATCGGCACTCCTTTCTTAGGCTATTCAGCCTCTTCTTGTTCGGTCAAGATCGAATTGATCTCGTCCAAGGTCCTTTGCAGACCCTCCCTCTTTCCTAGCAGCCTCGTGTACTGCTGGAACTCTTTGATGTTCCTCCCTGTAACTAGGGCGGCATCAACCTCTCGGATCTCGTCGTTTACACGACGAATAATTTCAGACACAATGTCTCGCATAAGACCACCTATGCAAGACTTTTAGAACTACCGCCCCAAATTAGTACAGGGAGCCGCTGGTGCCCTTCAGATTGTTGTAGGGGCCAATCTTGTCGGCGTTGGCCAACTTAGACTGTGCCGCGCCTTTTTTCCAGTTGTTGTCGCGGTGCGACCCGGATGTTCCGGGGTCCACGGTCTTGTCCCCTGGTCCGCCGGCGTAGCCGGGCGTGCCAGTCATCTTGTAGGCCTTACGAAAGCCGAGTTCCTTTTCCATTTACAGTGCTCCCTTTGGTGGTTGGTTTAGTTGTTGCTGACTTGCCATTTCAATTTGTTTCTGGTTGTCGATCATTTTTTGCACGGCCTGCGCCTCCTGCTGGTACGTCTGCTGCTCTACCTCGATACCGTGCTGGCGGATGTCCTGGTCGGCGGCGTTGATCGCGTCGATCGCTGACATCGCCTGCTCGTGCTCGAGCTGGGCCTGCAGACCGTCCATCTGCATCCCTGCCTGGATGTCCGCCACGCGCTCGCGGGAGGCGTTGTTGATGTTCGCGAGAACGATGTCCTTGGCGTTCTTTTGGCTGTTGATCTTGGCCTCGGTCGTGAACTTGGTGAGAAGCTCCTGCACCTTGCGCTCGAGCTCGGCCACCTTGAGCTGGTAGTCCTGCTGGTGCTTGGACATCTCCTGCTGTAGCTTCGCCTGCGCCTCCTGCGACTTGCGCTGGGTCTCCGCCATCTGGGTCTTGAGTATGACCTGGGCTGTCGGGTCCTGAGCCGCCGCCTGCTCCATCTTCGCCTGCTGCGCCTGCTGAACCTTTTGCGCTAGCTGCTGGATCATTGGTGCCGCAGCCTGGAACGTGATCTGCGCGTCCTGGGATACCATCTCCGCTGCCAATGACAGCGCCTTCTGGTCCTCCACGGAGAGAGGCTTCTCCTCGTGCAGCCCGATCGTGTCCTGCCCGTTCGCGGCCTGGGCCACGTACGCGCGCATCGACTGCAGGTAGTGCAGCGTCAGGTGTTGCTTGATGTGCTCAAGCGCGTGAGGGGCGAATGTTGGTCCGATTAGCGGGCTGCCACCGTAGTTGGGGTCCTGAGCGTACGCCAAGTGGACCTTAATGTGCGCCAAGTGATCCTGATCCGGGTAAGCCGCCGCGGGGCGGCCCATGGACATTGCAACGTTCTCCAGCGCCGGGTTGGCTTCTTTCACACCTTCCGGATCGGGCAATATCTCACTGATTGCAGGAACTTTAAGCTGCTTCAAAACCCTCCGATGAGCAGCCCGCAAGTTGTAAATCTGTGGTGCAGAGTTCGCCATCTGCAAAATAGCTTGTGCCTGTGCCAGGCGCTGAGTCTCCGAGAAAATGTTCGGGTCAGATACTGGGCGAATGTCATTATTGGACGCAAAGTCGCGCACCTCGATCTCGGTGCCTGACTGGTTGTCCATCTCCTCCAGGTACCAGTGGTTGATACGTGAGAGGATCTTCAGTGATTTAGCCTGCGAGCGGTGCAGACGTGAGTGGATGCTCGAGAATACCTTCGCGCCCTGCTCGATTAGTGCCTGGGTGGTGCCCACAGGAGTGTTAGCGTTTGCGTCGCCAATTTTCTCTTCCGCGGTCGTGACCACGCCCTTAGCGGCGTCGGTCAGCCAACCCAGAAGATTGAACAGTACTGACGAAGGGGGATTGAACGGCAACGGCATAGCCAACTTGCGGACGTCGTCCACCCCAGGGGCACCTTCAATCTCAAGAACCTGCGTAGGCTCTATCTTGTCGCTTTGCCCGGAGATTCTTCCTCCTTTGAGGCGAAGCATTGTCTGGCTGTTGTTAATGTGAGCTGCATCAAGTAGGGCACGTAAAGAGCCAGTAAGAGCAGCGCTAAGCCCACCAATGAGGTGAGGTAGACCAATGGCATAAGCGCCGCGCCAAGGAATAAACTTATACTCAACAATCCAATCCAGTTTCGTAAGCTTCTCATCGCCTGACTCCCAGTTACGGTACAGCGCAAGAACCCTGCCCGTGCTCTCGTCAATGCTTAAAATGTATGGCGCGCGTCTTCCCTCGGTCTGCTCGTCCTCCTCCAGACGCAGGAAGCACGTGATCTCGTAGATTCGGCGAACGCCGTCGATGTTTGTTTCGGGCTGGCTTATGCCCTCGATCTTGTCGTTTGCTGCCTTGGACCTCGTCTGCTTGTCGTCTTCAATCTCAGAGACAATCACGTCGCCAATGTCGCGGTAAATTCCCTGCTCAACGCGCTGCTTGTACGTGTCCTCGGTGATGTCCTGGATCTCTGTCGCGCGTGACGCGGTGTAGAAGTTTGTCGCGGCGTAGGGCAGCAGAATGTTATCAATCGGGATCCACTCGCAGGTAGGTCTGCGCTGCTCCGTGTCCATGCGCCACTTCAGGTACTGCGACCCACCCAAAGGAATCTGGGTGAACAGCTGCTCCATCTCGTCGCGGTACTCCTCGATCTGCTCGGTGAGCTGCCAGTTCATAAACTGGACCTTGCGGTCGGCGGTCTCTACGCGCTTGCGGTCTGCCTCGCCCTTGATCTCTGACTTGACGATCCCCTCTGGTGGCAGCAGCTCCCTGGATGTTGACGCGGCAAAGTCTACGCACGCCTCGGCCATTACGGGGTGCACGACCTTGGAGGCACCATCAAACACCGCTCCACCGGGTGCGTCCTTGCCAAGACCTGTCCTGCGAAGGCCGTCCTCGTACTGCTTGTCACGCTCCTTGCGAGCCTCACGGTCAATCTCAACGTACTCCAAGAACTCGTCGGAGAGACTGTTCAGAATGCCCTCATCAAACTCCTCAGCCAGGTTGGCGTAGAAGCTTGGGTTCTTGAGTGGGCTCTCCTTGGGCGTGTAGTTGATGACTACGGAGCCGTCCTCTAGCTCAACGACCTCCTCGTCTGCCTCGCCCGGCTCAAGGTCAAGGGACTCCTCAAGTTCCTCAATCTCCTCTTCCTGCATCATCGCGACCTGGAAGTTCTCCTCCGACTTGAGGTCGAGGGATCCGAGGTTTGCGCCTTGCTGTAGCGGTATCTTTGGTGCTTGTGCCATGGTCTACTCTGTGTCCCTGTATGCGTTTACGCCTGCGGCTCCCATGCCCAGGACCGTGCCCGCGACTTGAGCGGGTAAGAACGGCAACATCTGCATCGCGTTACCGGCGGTCTCAACGCCGGAGATCATCGCGCCAGTGGTGTCGCCCCTCTGGTATCTCTTGTACGCGTCCGATGCTGACAGCGGAACGGACGTTGCTCCCATAACACCAACCGCGGGGCGCATAAGCTTGCGCTTCATCGCTGCGAGCGCTGCCGCTGCGTTTGACCCGTGAAGCGCGGCCTCGACGGGTCTTCCTTCTCTGGCGGACTCCGCTGCCGCCTCAACTGAGCCGGGCGCCATCAGCGGCATCGCACGTCTCATGGTCTTGGACAGCAGGCCCTCTTTGTTCGCCATCTTCGCGGCCTTGGCCCTCTGCTCGAGGCGTCGCTGCTCCAGCGCGTTCTCGTAGGGGTCGTACCCGGCCACGGCCATGTCCGCTCTCATCTGCTCCGCTGGGAGCGCGAGGCTTCCCTCTCTAAAGTTCTGCACAAGGGACGGGTTCCCGTCCTCGTCGTAGCTGATGTGGTAGCCGCGCTCTCTCGCCTCTGGGGCCTGCTCAATCTCTTCTGTTCGTACGCGTCGGGCTGGTGTCTCACCTTTCGCGATCTGCAGCTCGGCCTTTAGACGGTCGCTGTAGTTGTAGGGGCGGCTCGACACGTAGGACTCTGGAAGACCCTCGTTGCGCGCCTGTGCCACCCACTCCTGCATCCCGGTGCGGGACCCTGGGCGCTTTGTTACGACGGATGGTCCCATCGGGCCGTGCTGGTGGCGCATGACATTGTACTCGGCAACCATCGCGTTGGTCTCATCAAAGTCGGGGTACCTACCGTGCTTTTTGACGAAGTCCTGCTTTAGCTGGTCGAGCACTGGCTCCTTGCCAGAGCGCAGGGCGTAGTTCTCGATCGCGCGAGCCATGTCACCAAAGTACTCCGAGCTGACACCAGGCTCCAGGTCACCGGAGAGCTGCGCCGCGTCAATCTGAGCTCGCACTGATGGGTCGTCGATGTTAACTGACTCCTGCGGCAACCAGGAACCCTTTGGCTTGCGACCGAACTGGGTCTGGTACAGGAAGGGGTCTGGTGATGTGGCCGGGTTAAAGTTTCTTGTGATGCTCGTTCCGCCAAGTGTGACGGGGGACGACGCGACATAGTTCGGGTCGTTGGCCATCAAGAAGTTCGCGCGTGCCTGTGTGACCGGGTCGCTCTTAATCGGCGAGCGCACCTGCTGCGACTCCCAGACCGCGCGTCGCAGTTCGTCCATCTCCTGTGGGCTCGGGTTCTTGCCGTAGATGCGCCGGTAGTCTTTGACAGCTTTGGCTGCGCTCCTAACAACGTCGACCGCAAACTTTTTCTTTGGTGTGCTACCCTCTGCCATCTGCACGGGTAGCCCAGCCATCTCCATCATCATCTGCCTTGGTGTTTTTATGGGGTTCACTGTTCCGCCCTCTGCTTTTGTAATGTCCGGGTCTGTTGGGTCAAAGGTGCCGCGGTTGCCGATTGCTGATTTGATTTGGGTGGGTTCAAAGACAACAACTTCATGCGCCTGACCCTTTTTAAAAGGATCAGCAAAGATAATGCTGTCGTAACCTTCTTTTTTGACCTCATCAAGCCACTTAGGAGCCATCAGCTCGGGGAATTCCCGACTGCCTCCAGCAAAAACATCCCTAGCCCAGTTGATCATTGTCGGATCATCCAACACCAACGGATTGTTTGCTTGAGCATGAACAGGCATCACATTGGTGCCTTCTCTAAATTTTGCTTTTTCTCCATGAATGGGATGAGTTAAACCTTTTTCATCCCTATAAGAAATTCTGTGTGCTGCTGGTTGAAACTCTTTATTTGGTGTTAGCCAAATTGCGGGACCGCTTCTTGTAGGATCGTCGCCTCCGGGTTTAAACTCTTTAAAATCATTTGGAGTAATGTGATACAAACGATCCTGGACCTTGCTTTTGGCAAGGAACTTGATAAGGTTTTTGGGTAGAGTAGGCATCCTAAGCCAACTTATGCAACTAAGGCCAAGTTTGCGCCCTACTGCGCGTACGGGTTGTGACGCTGCTTCTTGTCGTCGGCGTAGGAGTAGTCCCTGGCTGGCAACGGGTCGAGCTGCACCCAGCCCGAGTCCCGGAGCACACGGAGCGCCTGGGATAGGCTGTCCACGTAGTCGTCGTGCCCCCCAGACTCTGGGAAGGAGCACACCTGGCGCAAGAATCTCTTGGCCCAGTCCGCGAACTCGCCAGGCTTCTCCGCGTCCTCGGGTATGTAGATCTTTCCCTTTGCGATCAGGGGGGCGACGATGTTCATACGCTGCACCTTGTCCGCCCTGCCGGGGTTGTAAGCCCGGACAGGCACACCCGCACCCTGCAGCTCCTGGACCAGGGAGATCCCCGCGGACTTGTCCTCCATCAGTATCAGGTCCGCCTTCCTCCCCTTCGCGAATGTGCTATCCGAGCCGTACACGACCTCCTTGAAGTCGCTGATGACTCTTTTTCTGAGCTCGGGGTAGGAGAGGTGCGCGTCCCACGCGTCCAAAAGTATGAGCGAGGTCCCAGCGTCCAGCTGCTCGAAGACCCCCCAGATTGTGCACGCGGTCGGGTCGTTGTGCGTCTTCTCCGATGTCGCCGGGTCGTAGCTCGCGATTACGTACTCCAGGGTCGGGGTCTCCTTCTTCGCCGGCCACGCCCTGAACCACTTCCGCTTGACGATCCCCGCGTCCTCTGGGTTCAGGATCTCACCGTAGATCTCCTGCTTTCCAAGGTCCGTCCCCTCGTACGTCTCCAGCTGCTTGAAGAATGTCGCTGAGAGGTTGGACTTGTTGTCGTAGGATGAGGCGTTGACCACGTAGACCTCACCACCGATCTTTCCCTCGTTCAGATCAACGATCAGCTCCTTTGGCTTGGGCGTGGTCGTGACGATCTGCTGAACCCGTGGTATTGCTGGGTCCCTCAGACGCATCGTGAACTGGACCTGGTCGTACGCCTCATCAATGTACTCGAACGCGCACAGCTCGTCGAACCAGCCGCCGTGGAACTGCTTGCCCCGGTAGCGCTCGGGCTCTGATCCGGGTATTCCCTGGATGAGCGAGCCATTTATGAGCGTGATCTCCAGCATCTGCTTGTTGTAGTCCTGGATCAGGCTCTTGGGTATGATGTTCAGAAGCCCCGAGTCACCCTCAAAGCAGGTCGCCCGTATGTCGTTTGATGTTGGAGCAGTGACCAGCCAACGTGTCCCTGGAAATCTCCACGCGCGTATGCCGATCCAGTGGCTGGCGGTGTGGGTCTTCCCCGATCCCCGCCCGGCGAGCATGAGAAAGGTGTCGTAGTCGCCATCTTCAGGCTCTCGCTGGTGGGGCAGCGCCTCAATCTCCCACTGTACCTGCCATAGTGCGGCCTCGAGCTGGTGCTTTGGCCAGTGCTTGTTGGTTTTTGCGAAGTTTGCAAGGATCTTCTCCTGTTCTTTGGTCAGCATACCGCTATAAACCCCTCTCCGGCCAAAAAAGGCTCGTCACAGACCACGTTAACGCACATTTTTGGCTCTACTCTCTCAATTTTAGTCAAAAAACGCCTCCCGGAGGCCAGTTTAGCCCTGTCACTGTCAAATTTTAGGGTAAATGTCAGGTTTTTGGCTGGCAGGTGCAGCGCTGTCTTGAATCCGAGGGACTCGAGCAGAGCCTGCTTGCGCCTGACCGACAACCAGGAGGCGTCCTTTACCCACGCGTGCGTGCCACCTTTTAGAATTGTGACGTCGCCAGCGTCGATCAGGCCATCGAGAAGCTCAAATCGCTGCTCCGGCGAGGACATCAGGTACGAGAAGGGTATGTTGTCCGGCACGGTCTGCCCGATCATAGCAAACCCCACCCCAACCGACGGGCGTATGTCCAGCAGGGTGTCCCCGTTCTTGTGCTTGCTCTGCCCGACCGCGTACCCGTGGCCCCTCATCCTGGCTCGGACCCTCTTGATGTTGATCTTGTCGCGTAGCCAGTGCCTGCCGGTGGCGGTCCGCGTACCAATCCAGAACCCGAACACGTACGGTGGCACGGGTAGGTCGACCGGTGGGAACCTCACCGGGGACGTGACACCCACCGAGAACTCTAGCCTGCCACGGCCGTCCCTCAGATCCTCACCAAGCAGATCCTGGACCTCCATCTCGTGCAACGCGCTCCTAAACTTCTTGGGCCTGCGCTCGCTCTTGCGGTTCACCCACCGGCAAAAATGTTCGCGCCAGTTCTTGTCCTGGCACGGGAACTTAAGCCGCCGGTCGCCGGTGACGGTCAGCCCGTCGCTCATGTGAACGACGTAGCACCACTCCGGGACCCAGCCCTGGGTGGAGAGCACCGGCTGCGGCTCGCCCCTCTGGTTGAAGACGATGTCCTTTGTGCTTAGCTCCGAGGCTGGCTTCCAGCCCTCAGATGTCGGAACCGGCGTGGTTGATAGCAGCGCCACGGACCCTCCTCTTTCTCTCACGGTCACCAACCGTCGCACGGGCGCTGGCCGATGGGGACAGCCAGATCTCCTTAAAGTAGCCGTCGCAAAGCACCTTGTTCGTGTAAGCAAAGAACACGTACCCGTCCGGGCGAGTGTCGCCCCGGTGGAACCTGTCTCCTGTGTCTGGGTTTTGTCGTCTCATCTCTATACCACTAATGCAACTTTTGCAAAGTTTGTACCGGCAAAAGTTGCCGTGTTGCCAGGTTGCCGCCACTTTGGCGCTCCCTTTCCAGGGGTCCTGCTGCCGGCGATGCCGGGGGTCGCGGGGGTCTAAGTGAGGTCACCCATTAACTTTAATCTCTTTTAATAAAAAATAAAAAATAAGTAATATGACATAGACCCCCGCAACCCCCGTCACCCCCGGCACTTTTGCACCAAAGTGGTGCAAAACAGCAAATTAGCCCCTGTCTCTATACCTTTTCACTGTTTTTTGCAAATAGGAAAATTTTGCCGCAAAAGTCTGAAAAATTACGCGATCGCCAGGTTGTCAGGGGGGCCCCGGGCCGGGGTGCCGGTACCCTGGAAAGGGGTGCTGCGCCGCACAAAAAGCCCCCCTGCCGATGCTGCAATGCAGCAAGTTAGTAACCGCTTACTAACCTGAGTGTTGCGCCGCACAATGGAAGTGAGCGCGCACTGACAATCATGTTGCGCCGCACAATGTTAGTGAGCGCACACTGGGGCTGGTGCGGTGCACAATGTTAGCAGAGGCTAACTTAGGTTTGTATGCGCCTATCCGCATATAGGCATATCCGCATACTGGCATACTGGGCGCGCGGGCTATGTTAGTGAGCGCTCACACCGAGCAGGGCGCCTAGCAAGAAACATGCCAGCGAGGGATGGCACGCTTATTGCCCTAGCAAGAATCATGCCATGTTGCGGCGCACCATCGCCGCGGGCCGGCATCTTCCCACAATGCGAAACGACTAGGATCGCGCACAGCAGGTTATCCACAGGGGTGCCATAGCAGGGGCAGGGCAAATTGGCAAACGGCACAGCGGGGCCAAGCGCGCGCGACAGAGCCATTGTGGGGAGGGCGTCTGCACCGCACCATCCAATTTGGCCCGCTTGCCATTTCACAATGTGAAGTGCATAAGAATAACCAAGGTAGTGTAAGCCATAACCATAGGAGAATCACCATGAGAACCAACTGGAAAATCTGTGGCCGCTGTGGCGGCGAGGGCCGTCACTCTCACGCCATCGGCGCCATCACCGGTGCTGACCGGGCGGACTGGTCAGACGACGAGTTTTCGTCGTACATGGCCGGCGGCCTCTCTGAGACCTGCGAGGCCTGCGAGGGCACTGGCAAGGTTGCTGTCAGCACTACTGACGAGGCCTGATTGGCCGAAACCCCGCAAGGGGTCTAGTGCATAACACCACAGGAGCATCACCATGAAAACAGCGACACTAGAATTCATCGACTACTTCCAATCGTTCTACGGCCCGGGCGAGATCTTCGACATGCAGTCGACTCGCGAAGAGGCCCTCGAGGCCACGCTGATCTACGTGACGTCTAGCGCGTGCGCGGAGTTCTGCGGAGACTCAGTGGACCGCGAGAACGTTCGCGACGTCCTACGCGCTCTGCGATTGATTAGGAGCCATCAGCACATCTGATGAGGCCTGAGTGGCCGAAACCCCGCGAGGGGTCATGTGCATAACAACATAGGAGCATCACCATGACAATCACACTACCGCAACATATCGACGCATACGCAAGCGCCCTAGCAGACTACCGGGCCGGGGTAGCATCCGGCATCGACGCCGAGCAACTCAAGTACCTGAAATGGCTGATGAACCTAGCCGGCTGGAAACTGAGAGACCTAGGCCTCGACGTTCAGTTTGACGAGAGCGGAGTCTAACAGCACTACTGACGAGGCCTGATTGGCCGAAACCCCGCAAGGGGTCTAGTGCATAACACCACAGGAGCATCATTATGAAAATTATTTACCCAGTGTCCCGGGGCGAGTCCAACGCCACGGAGCACAATGACTGCACCGTCCGCGCGCTGTCCAACGCCGCGAATTGGAAGTACCCGGAGGCGCACGCACTGCTGTCCAAGCACGGGCGCAGGTTCCGGCACGGGGCCGTCTTCTCCGTGTATTACAAGGCCTACGTCGAGGCGGGCGCCAGGTTGGTCGGGGTCTACGGCAACACCCGGCGCGCCGTGGCCGCGGGCCGCATCGCGAACACCCAACAGCAGGCAGGTATCACGCTTAACTCGCTGATGCCGCGACTGCGCTCGGGCCGGTACATTGTCCTGATCACCGGGCACGCGCTCGCGGTTGTCGACGGCAAGGTGATCGACGCCGGGGGCGTGCGCGCCGGGTCACACGTGTTCGCGCTGTTCAAGATCTAGCACATCTGATGAGGCCTGAGTGGCCGAAACCCCGCGAGGGGTCATGTGCATAACCATAGGAGCATTACCATGATAAACGCAATGTACGAGGCAATGACAATCAACGCACCCGAGCCAGCCGTTGGGATGGGCGCAACAATGACCGGATACACCGACCGGCACGCCGGCACCGTGGTGTCTTGGGACGGCAAGATCGTGTCGGTCCAGCACGACGACGTCCGGCGCACCGACGGCAACGGCATGAGCGACGCGCAGTCGTACGAGTTCACACCGAACCCGAACGCGCCAGTCGAGCACTACCGCCGGGACAAAGCAAATCGCTGGGTACGAGTCGTACGCAACGAGGAGACCGGACGCTGGAATTCAAAAGATTACGGCGGCCTGATCCTTGGGTTCCGCGATCACTACTACGATTTCTCATTCTGAGCACATCTGACGAGGCCTGAGTGGCCGAAACCCAGCGAGGGGTCAT